ATAAACAAGTTGAAGCGTTTGATCAACAACATCTTCGAGAGTGTAGCGCATTGATCCACTGTAGTCAATTATGAATACCATACCGTGTGATTTGGCATCAGCCAAGGTGGTTACACTTTTGAAGATTTGGTCTTCAAATTTGTACGAGTGAAGTCGATTCACGTTGATTGAACCAGAATCGCTTTGACGTGAGCGGCTGTATTGGTATGCAGATTTTCTACGTTCGAATTCTTTAACAAGAACAGCAATATGTTTTTTGGTGGAAGTTTTAAACTTCACGAAACTTTCAACAAATTCTGGGTTGTTCATGGCCGCATTATATGATGAGCACATTCTACGTGCTTCCATGATTTTGTCAACCGGGGTGATGCAATTCATTACCTGTTCCTTTGTAGGTGAATTGACAACATAATAATCCATAACCTGTTGTAATTCTTTTAAGTTTGAATCAAATTCGTTTTGTGTGACCGATTCCAATTGATCCACTTCGTCATCTCCATCGGAATGATTTGGATCCGATCCAACACTTTCTTTATTGTTGTCGGAAGGAATATCATTGGTGCCTTCTTTATTTGAAGAAGCAACGGTGCCATCACTTTGTTCTTGTGCATCTTCTTCCTCATCCGATTCATCTTCTTCCTCGGAAGAAACAGTGTTATGGGACTTTTTATCGGAATCTTTAGAGTCATTTTCTTCCTCATCCTCTTGATCATCGCTCATATCAGGGCTTGGAACTTTATCACCGGCTTCATCCTCTTGTTTTTGAGATTGGTCGGAATTTTTTTCCTTTTCCTTCTCCTTTTCTTTTTGAAAGCGATCATAAATGTCCTTGGAAATATTAAGAACATCATCAAAAGTTTCGGCCGACAAGCACCGGGAGTAAATTTCTTCCTCCTCAGCATTTAATGGAATTTGAACCAAATTACCAATCTTACCTCTAAGGTTAAGGCGGTCAATAAAGCCTAATTTTTCAATTGGTGAATTTTTGATTTTAAAGAAATCATTCTCAACAAAGTATTTGTAGCCTTCATTAAAGGAATATACAAGGCCTGGATAATTGTCCCGGACCAATCTTTCAATTCGGATATCTTCTACAATATTACCAATGTCGAATGGTGCACCAGGAATATGTTTTTTGAATCTTTCAATACCATCACTTGGAGTGTGTAGTGCGTGACCGACTTCGTGACCGACAAGCAGGTCGGATACAAATTTGTTATTGGTGTTCCAAGTAGGAAGACCGAGAGTTCGGTTTTTAATGTCGAAAAATGCTGTATGGTAGTTTCCTACCGAAACATTGATATTCTCCTTGGCCAAAAGTTTGGCAAGCATTGATTGAGTATTTGAATTTACAACCTTCACGAGAACATTCTACCATAAAACACGGCAGATGTAAACATCTTTTTTCAATAAAATGCATCTTTTTTCGGATTTTGCCGTTTCCATCGTAGCTACGACGGTTCAGGTTATGGATTTGATCTGCGTGAAGTTCTTTTTCTTCTCAAATTCAATCTTTCTTTGAAATTTCCCTTCCAGAAGGTCTTGCTTATGGCTAATTACAAATATTCTTGTTTCTTTATCCAGGTCTTGTAGAATCCGTAGTAAGTTTTCAATACTTTCAATATCCAGCGATGCATCAAATATCTCATCAAGAATAAGAATATTGGTGCTGCTGCTGTTTTTCATTTTGGCAACTTGTCTCCACGCAAACAATAGACTCAAATCAATCTTTTGCTTTTCGCCTTCACTAAAGGAACTGTAGGTAAAATCATCACGATGGCGTGAGCGAATGGTTTCACTAAAATTCTCATCAAGTTCAAAGCTTACAAAGAAATCAAGCATTTGAAGATAATTGTTGATAAGTTTATTCATGATCGGAAGATACTGACGAATAATTTTTGTCTTAATTCCTGTATCTTTCAACAATTCACCAATAACATCGTTGTATGTTCTTTCCTCAAGTTGGTTGGATTTAAGGTCGGACAATACATCACGTGTATTTTTCAATGAATCAAGTTCATCAATTACACTTTGAAGTTGTTTTTGGTCGGTGCTTGTATTTTTTAATGTGATAAGCTCCGATATGCGTTTTTCAAATTTAAGAATAAGCGCTTGGTTTGCACGAACATCATTATTAAGCTTTAATAGATTGGACAATTCATTTTCAGCTTTAACCAAGGCGTTTGAAGTTTCTGAAATGCTTTTTTGTAACAGTTCATATCCTTCTTGTAATTTTTGCGACTTATCATTACATTCTTTTATTTTACCATCACGTATGTGTGATTCAATACCTTGGCTGCATGTAGGACATACATCATTTGTCTCGTAAAATTTAGAATCGCATTGGACCTTCTTAATATTGTCATTAATTTGCTTTTCATACAATTGCAAACTTGACTTGGTTTTGGTGTCCCGATCAAATTTTGATTTTACCTTACCATAGTTATTTCCATATGTTTCGGATAATGTTTGATTGCTCTTAATCAATTCGTCAATTTGAAATTGCAGGTCGGATATTTCCTCATCATATTTTGCAGCATTACTTGCATTCAATTCACGAAGTTTATCCAAATGCTTGGTTTGGACTGTGATAAGATCTTTTGTATGAGTAATTTGGTACTCGGTATCCTTAATGGTATCCTTAAGTTTGGATTGTGTTTCTTTTAACACAACATTCATCTTACCAAAAATACCAATGTCCAACAATTCCTCAATAACCTCACGTCTTTGGTGAGCAGGCAATTGCATAAACGGAATAAAATTTCCGCTACCAAGAACAACAACTTGGTGAAAGCTTTTATGGTTCAATTTTAAAATATTGGTTTCCAATAACTTTTGGTAATCACGGCTGTGTGATTCCTGGTTAATCATTGAACCGTTGCACCAAATTTCAAAACTATTAGGTTTCATTGTTCTAATAATTTTGTACTCGCTAATGCCGATGGAAAATTCAACTTCAACGCGGCAACCTTTACCGTTAATGCTATTAATAAGCTGCGGTTTGGTAATGTTCCGGTGCGGCTTACCAAATAAGCCGAATGACAATGCATCAAGCATAAGACTTTTACCACTGCCGTTATGACCGACAATTAATGTTGAAGGAATTGTGTTAAGATCAATTTCGATCTCGTTATCACCAACACTTAGGAAGTTTTTGTATCGTAGTTTTTTAAAGATTAGCATAATTTATAGTGCGTCAAGTTGTTGTGCTTCGGTGTAAAGTTCTTGCAATTTTGATTTTATTCGTTCTTTATCCAAATCAGTTTCAACAGAATCAACATATGTATTTAACAATGTGCCGGTATCGCTTATACAAACAGATTCATCTGCAACATTTTCACTGTTGTATTCTGCAAATGATTCGACAATTTTAAGATCAAACGGTTCGGCGGCATTTATCTTATCAATGTATTTGTCAAATGCAAACGGATCCTTTTTGGATGCCACAATGACTTTTACAAATGATCCTTCAACGTGAGACAAATCCATTTTTCTAACTGCATCAACCGCATCATCATAGATGGTATCATCGTAGATTAATTTTTTGAATATGCACAAATTATTCCGAACAGCAATCAATTGGCGTTTTGATGTATCAAGAATGTGAAAATATTTTGGGTCATTACAATCGGCCCATGTATGTTCATATGCAACACCCAAATAATGAATATTCATATTGCTGCTTTTTGTGTGATAATGGCCACTGAGAACCATTTCATATCTATGAAACAACGTTGCATCCATGCCGTGACTTGTTGACGGCGCACCTTTCATCATTTCAAAACCTTGTAATTCCAAATGTGCTCCAATAATAGGCGCATTGGCTGTTTCAACAAATGCCATGCTTTCAGCATAATTTTCAGGTGTAATCCATGGAAGTAATGCCATGCTCATTCCGTCAAAATCAACAACGGTAGGTTTCATGTGAACATTTACACAGTCACCATAGTGATTTAAAATTTCAACAAGACTGCACAAGTCGTTTGTATTTTTGAAAAAACAGTCGTGGTTACCTGGAATAATATCCATCGTCATACCATATTCTCTCAATTTTTCAAGAAACATAGCACGATTTCTATTAAGCACTTTATAGTTTACAAATCTGCGATGATCAAAATAATCACCAAGATGAACTATTCTTTTAATGTCGTGCTTAAGGCAATAAGGAAAGAATACTTCCGTATAAAACTTTTCGGCATAATTAAGAAAAATATCGCTACCGTTTTTAATGCCGGCGTGCGTGTCGCATAATATTGCTATTTTCATATTAAGATTCTAAAAAATTATCAAGCAGTCCGTGTTTTGTCGAAGGATGTTTTCTTTTATCAACCTTTGGTGGTTTTTCATTGGCCTTGATTGATTGTTCCTCGTTGTCATAATTATAGAATGCATCATTCTTTTGACGCATTTTTTCAATCATACTTTCATTACCGTTGGCGGAATTCTCATCAAATTCAGCAAATGTTCCAATGTTCCCTTGTTCAATTAAAGATTGCTTAATAGTAACCTGTTTCTTTTCCTTGGCAATTCTACGCAAAAATGCAAAGTAACTTATTTGCGTGAAATAGGAAAATGCATTTGCTGCACCTGTTCTTGTAGGAGCATCAAAATTATAGTTGTGAACGGCCTTAATACAATTTTCAACTGCGTCCATAACCATGTCATCACGATATGTGTATTTTACAAAGTTGGGACTTTTTGATAATCCATAACAAATTTTCAAGAAACATTCACCAATGTAATTGGTAAGCGGTCTTGGTTCTTTACCTGCTTCGATGT